CCGTGTCTCCAAGCCCGTCCAACCAATTTTCGCGATTACCCGCTAATTTACCGGTGCAAATCATCACCGCCTCAACCTTCATTAAAATTGGGTTTAATTTTAATGAGTGTTTCTAATTACGACCAGGGTCTTAGTATTACTGGGAAAGGGAGTGTGAGAGGGGGTTATTCATGAGCTGCCTCTTGGCGATGTCTAGGGAACCGCTATTTGGATTCGCGTTGCCCTTGTACGCGTTGAACTGGTGGAAGGGCTTCTGCTGGTATGTCTGGGTCCACCCCCCGTTCGCGGCGTTCATTCGGCCATCGATGCGGGTGGTATCACTGCGCACCGCGGTGAGCCGCCCACCCTGCTTCAGGGCACTCTCACGAACATTCATCCTACCCGCATTGCCCATACGGTTAGCCTTACCACGACGGTCCTCTGGACGGAAACCATACCTCATGAGTTGTTCATTAGTCTTATCGACAACCTTTGAGGCCGCTGTGTTGTCGTAGGCACCACGGAAGTTTGTAATACCCGGCGCTGGCTGATTGTTGTAGATGTACTGCTCATCATTGCGGTCGCTCCTAAAACGGGTTGGATCTTGGGACATCGTCTGCGCTGACACGAAGCGCTTCGCACCACTGAAACCCAGCCCATCTGTGCGCAAACCAGTCTCCGAGCGGTTGGTAGTTCTCTTCGTCTTTTCGTGTTCGTTCCTTGGTACGACAGCGGACATACCTTGGGCGCGACCGGGCATCGCGGGTAAACGGGAGGGGAGGTGTGCCGTTGTCTCTGGTTTATTGTGGGTCAACTGGCCGACAACCGCGGAGCGGCCACCGGTTATATCCATAGCTGGACCTGTCCGTCCTGGTAAAGTTGTGAGTCTATACTCACCAACATTGACTGGGTTCACCCTAAACATCTGCTGGTATCCACCAGTGGCTGGAACGTTGGGGTCGACCCCCAAACCCGGCCCAACCATCTGCTTTTCCACTGGTGAGAGATTGTTCATTCGACCCTGGTCGTACATACGGTTCCTCATGTTTAGGATTTCCTGTCCCCCACTTCTCTGTTGAATGGAAATGTCCCCAAAACTCTGCATCTCAACTTTACGTGGAATACCCGTTCGCGTCAAGAACTCCTCCTCTTTAAATTCGACGGGTGCTGTGTCATACACGGGTGGGGTCTCCCGAGGGGTCTCCCGAGGGGTCTCCCGAGGGGTTGGTTTACTCAGATTTCGACCAGCGTATACGAGACCTGCTACAGCCATCAACGATATGGGATCAGCCATTCTTACTTCTTGTTAATATTTTTATTAACGTACCTTTGCTGAAAGAGACCATTTTGAAGTTCGGCACGGGTGCTGGATGGTTCATAACTCATGGTGCGTAGTGGAACCTTACACTCCATGTTGGACAGGGGGAAGAGGCGGCGCTCGTAGGTTGGGACGATGGTTTTGTTGAAACGGGAGGTACTCTGGGGGCGGAGTTCATCACTGGTGTCTATGTGCTGTGCTGGGGAACCCTTACCCGCCATGTAGGGGGCGGTACCATAGAGCATGGTGTTGGGTCGGCAGCCACCACAGTTGAGGGTGCTGGGCTGAGGATACACGAAAACCTCATCCGTCGCCTTCACTGGGGCGATGGCTCCCTTATTTTGAACGATGGAAAGACCAGGTTGGAGCTGATACGCCATTTATTATTACATAAGAATATTTATCTACGCTGGACCAAACATTCCACCTCTTTTGTTTCCATCATTTAATCCACCGAATGCCTCAAGTTGGACCCCCCTCGCATTGGGGTCACAGAAGCGGGTGTCACTCTTACACATGGGTCCATTCTTTGGGCCATATAACCACTCCGCAAACACAGTCTGATCCCCGGGTATCTTCGTGACTGGATTTGATACAAATTGTCTATCGACATGATTGCGCTGATATTTGGGTAGGGGGGAGCGAGAGCGCCCCGCGTCAAAGGGAATTTGGTTCCCTATTTTCTGATTTGCTGTCGCGTAATAACACGCCTCCAATCTATTTGGGGCATCACCCATGAGTACATTTCCCATAGGATTTTCGTCTGTGGGTAGCTGACACCCCTCGGAGTACTTCTCATTCACCATATTCGACTTGTATAGGGCGATGATTAGGGTCAGAACGGCTAAACCCAAAACGAAAATACGAGGATCCCGACGCGTAAGATAGATAATACAGGATGTGTAAATGACAAACCGGGATGCCGCGTTCACTCTATCCTCTGGGGTTTGTTCCCCGGTTGGCCAAAACTCCAAAACCTTGTCGGCATTTATGAGCTGCTTGGGATCATCAAACCAGGTCTTCATTTAGTATATGTGAAGGTTTATTTTTTTGGGAGACCACCAAGCATACCACCCATCATCTTCATGAGGGCGTCTTGGTCGATCGAGCCACCCTCGGTCTGCATCTTATCCGCACAATCCTTCGCGATACCCTCAATCATGGAGAGTGTGTCTGCTGGGATAGATGTGATGGTGGTACCAAGCATATACAGTGTCTGGAGGTACTGCCACGTCACACCCCGGGTGTTTGGGGACATACGCTCCCAGTACGACTTGATATCGAGATCCTTCAGGAAGTCGATCGTATCAATCTCCTTCAGTAGGAAGGTCTCATCCTTAGCGGAAATCTTATCCGCGTAGGGGGAAACACCACCCATAAAAGCATCCACAACGAGGCGGGGGTTGGTGCTCTTGAGTAAATCGAAAGAAGTTAACATCTTCTTAATGCCTTTTTCATCTGGAAAAGTCTTGTGCAATTCCACAAGAAATTGACTCATCATATCGTTAAATGCAGTAACGGACGCCATTTTCTTAGTTTTGGGGTGTAATCTTTAAGTCTAAAAGGGTTCACTGGAAATAGCCTCCTTCTTACCCATGCCTTGGGACACTATAAAAAAGACCAAAATCGCATTGAGGACGGCGGGTTTGGCATACTTGTTGAGTTCCAACTTACCCTCGTTATTGAGTTGGGCTTTCAGGTGAATGTAGGCGGCAGTTATACCACCCGCGATGAGAGCGGCGCTCATGGGGTCACGTAGGTAGTCGGAGAGTTCCATTTAATTATACCGAGGATTTTTTGTACGCTGCTCTGGTGCATCACCAAATAAAACTCCGTCATCCTCTTCAACTTGGGATTCGGGTGCCTGGACACCTGGGACAGTCTTGAATTCATTCTCGAGTCCAGTAGGTTCCCTAGTGAACTCTGGCTCTAGCTCTGGCTCTGGCTCTGGCTCCGGTTCCATCCCTGGCTCCCCGAGGGGCTCCGGTTCCATCCCTGGCTCCCCAAGGGGCTCCGGCTCTGGGTCAAAATCGTCAATCACATCGGGATCTGGGGTGTCTTGAATTTCCCCATCCAAATCGATGTCCCTCGACTCTTGGGACATGTAGGTTTGGAGAATCTGTTGGACTGGGATAAGTTCCTTCACAGTGGCCTCGATGCACCCACAGAAACGCGATGTCAGCTTTTCATCTCGGAGATATTCACTCTGTTCATCGTGGAAAATGTAGGGATCGCGGTACAGGTCCTTAGCCACATTGTTGTAGCAGGTCTGGATGAAGACCTCGTTCGTGGGCAACTTGAGGGCAATCTTCTTGTTGTCAGCCTTGAGGCGGACAGCGGATAAAATCTTGGTACACGCAACAAAGACCGCGGCTAAGAGGTCATTGAACCATGCGCAGCGGTTGGCGATGTTGTCGGTGTGCTGCTTGGACATCGCGTTGGACCAGTTTGGAACTTCCTTGAGGAGCTTCTGGTACATGACGAGAACCTTCCTCCCCTTGGACATGGTGACGGCTTCGTTGTACATATCCTGGAAAACTTCAATCATGGCGGGGGTCATGATGAGACACAGCTGCCCCATGTACTCCCTTTTGGCCTCAACCATTATATTAAGTGAATCGGACATGGTTATATAGTAGTTTTACATATTAAAACTTTAAGTCTCACGCGGATTTTCTATACTGGTTCGCAATCTTCTTGAGGTTCATGAGGTTTGGGAAATCCCCATCGTCTGTGCTCCCCTTCTTCTTCTCCTGCTTCTTCTTGGAAACGATCCAACTCACGTAAATGTCAAACTCACTCACCAACTGAACGGTGAACCCACCCAGTTCAAATTGCCTCGCGATGTACCTCGCCGCCGCAGCCCTGTCGAACACGGGGTAGCCGATTAAAAAGTAGGGAATCGTCATGAAGAGTTGTTTGTACCCAAGTTCGACGGATTGTTTAATTTTAGAAGAAAACTGTTCGTATATTTTAGTGTAAATCTCCTTTTTGATTTGTTTTCTTTTGTCATCAATCTTAATTACATCATCGATGCTAATCATTACAATTACTGCAACTTATTTTTTACGGAATCCAACTCACTCTTACATGGCACAGACTTCTCCTTGACGAGTTTGTAGTCGATAAACTCTTTACCCTCTGAACCCTCTGTGTAGGCTGCAACGTTGCTGGGTGCTTGGACACCCAAGGGCTGGGAGCGGAGGGATACCAGACGGATCTTACTCCCTTTGACTTCAAACGAGGCGACGACAGAAAATCCAAACGCAAATCCACTATTCTTCACCACCATAAACATACATTCGTAGACGTCATTTTCTTCCCCCCTGTATTTCTTCACAGAGGTTGTCTCGATGATGTAGGTGGATACACCTGTGCGCTTGAATATTTCTTTGTTTGCCAAGAGTACAAAATCCTGTACCATATCATTGTCCACACTTGTCTCAACTTTGGTGTACTTTGAGAGATCTGGTCTGGGGTCATCCAACTTTATGTCCACCGGGTTGGTGTAGCCTGAGAGACCGAAGGCTTCTCGCTTGGACATCAGGAAAAATAATACTACGACCAATGCGAAGAGGTACACGTATTTCATCTTTACTATTACGCGTTAATTTTTTTTTAGAAAATACAATCTATATACTATATGTCGTTGTTGATATACAGTCCGAGGTGTAAACATTCCATGGATGTCATTGAGTATATAAAAAAGCACGAACAACTGAAACAGCTTGTTCACTACCACAACATAAATACACAGGGCATCCCCCCAAACTACAAGAATAAGATAAACCGTGTCCCCACGATGCTGACAAAAAATGGGAAAATCCTCGTGGGGAATGAAATTAAAAACTGGTTGGACTCCCTCCTCCCTGCACCCGAAATTTCAAACACAACCATATCTGGGTTTGGTTGTAGCATGACAACTTTAGACGGAAACGATGGTGACTCTGACATATTCCGACTCGATGAATATGGAAAGTCCTTACAACCCGCCATGACGAAGGAATTGGAAGAGAGGATCAATAGAGATGTTTCAAAAGGTCAGACATATACAGATTTAAAGATGTAATACACAGTATATAGTAGATATGAAACTTGTTACAATTCAAGCATCGGCTTTTAAATCGACATTTGAAGTCCTGAAGGATATTCTAAACGATGTAAACATATACTTCAAACCCCAAGGTATGTACATCGTCACGTTAGACACGGCGAGGACATCCCTCATAGATATGTTCCTGGCTGCGGATAACTTTGAAGAATACCACTGTGAACAAGAAGAAATTATCGCGGGTATAAACATTTCAAATACGTTTAAACTTCTCAAAACGATCACCAATAACGATATACTGAAACTTGGAATTACTTCAAAGGAGTATATGGATATTGAAATCACCAGTGATTCTAAAAAAACAAACACAAAGTTTCAACTCAAACTTTTGGACATCAACGAGAATCGCATCGAAGTCCCAGAAGTTGCCATGACTACGGTGACCACCCTCCCCTCTGTAGATTTTCAACGATTGTGTCGAGACATGTCAAACATAGGTTCCGAGATTGAAATCCACCGATCTGGTACGTCTATAACATTTAAGTGTGAGGGGGATTTTGCAAACCAGGAGACGACGATTGAATGTCAGGATGAAAGTCCCAAAATCTATGGGTTGTACAGTCTAAGGTACCTCAATATCTTTACAAAGGCGACGAGTATGTGTGCGTCTGTGCAAATTATACAGGAAACTGGGAATAGATTTTTGATTCTAAAGTATAACGTCGCCAACTTGGGGGAGCTCAAGTTTTACCTTGCGACTAAGGTATCCGAAGATCAGTTGTAAAGTGTTTGAGGGTGGACAAAGTCTTCTTCATACCCAAACTATTTGTAATTAAAACTTTTGGATATCTTTCCCTCAATGTTTCCGTGTCGTAATATAAAAAGTGTTCGAGTGAGACACTCTGTCCGTGAAAGTCATTTCTCGGACCGATGTACCGTTTCACCTTTTCAGTAATGTCCCTCTGTGGTTTATCATCGTGATCCACCAACCAGACACTACTCAAAGGGATGCTGAACTTCATGCCAGACTCTTCAACTTTTCCAGGCTTGAAGTTGATGTCATTTGAAATAGCCTTATATATACGCCCATTGAATGAATATTTCACACGGAGAATGATATGCTTTACATTTTGGGGAACGGAGGTGTGCCTAAATTTCTTACCCGTCGCCATGAGATGATATTCAGTGAGTATACCAACCCAAGATTTACTCTCATTTTCCCAAAAAGGATCCTCAACTTTGTACTTCATACCATCTTCAATTTCATATTCAAGTTCTTCAGATAGTATGTGATAGTCTGGGTGTGTAGTTAGTTTCCTGAATATAAAATAGATGATGCTTAAAAGTTTGAAGAGCATTTCTTTATATAATGGAGGGAAACTTTTTAAGTAGATATAATAACAAGATAGAAAGTTGGAATGAAAGCATAAAGAATGATCCATCCAATAAAAATAGGTATGAATATGAAATGTCCGAGTATATGATAAATTGTATGCCCTACATGGAACGATATATAGATGATAATAGTGAGTCGATAAATACAGATAATGTATTTAATGTCAAAGAAACTGTTGGTCTTAAGAAAAAAGATATTTTTACAGATTATTTGGTGGAGGTTGAAAATCAAAATATAACTAGACCAACTGTGAAAATGGCCGATCTATGTGAGAGGTGCCCAAATAGTAATATACTCCACTTTCATGATACAAGTGATTTGGTGTGTGATTCGTGTGGTACTATAATTTCAACCATCATCAGTGAAGAGCTCACCTATAGAGAAGAACAGGAAACATCCGAAAAGATTATAAATTATTCATACAAGAGGGAAAATCACTTTAATGAATGGCTCTCACAATTTCAAGCGCAAGAGATGACCTGTATACCTGATGAAGTCATAGAACAGTTGAGATCGGAACTGAAGAAGATCAAAATTAAGAAACTCGAGGATATTACACACGCAAAAATTAGGGGGTTGTTGAAAAAGTTGAGATTGAATAAATACTACGAACATGTTCCTTACATAACTAATATTCTAAATGGTATCAAACCCCCGAGTATGCCACAGGAACTTGAAGAATACCTACGAATCATGTTCAAAGATATTCAAAAACCCTTTGATGCTAATTGTCCCTCAGAGAGGAAAAACTTCCTCAGCTACTCCTACGTCCTCTACAAATTCTGTGAACTCTTGGGGGAGGATGAATACCTCCAGTACTTTCCACTTTTGAAATCCAAAGAGAAGTTGTACCAACAAGATGTCATATGGAAGAAGATTTGTCACGACCTCAGGTGGGAATATATTCCCACTATATAACAAATGGTGGTACGAATCCCCCTTAGCAACTCTGGATTTCTCAGCGCACATGGCTACGAGGATGTCAGAGAAAAGTCCAAACTCGCGAGACACCGCGCCCTCATGAGAGTCGTCCGAGCCGGTGAACCCCCCTTAGGTCTCTTTAGGAGACTCAACGTCCTCATGATCCTCTTTAGACGGAGAGACCCCAAACTATCCAAGATTTTTAAGGAGGATAGAGATTGGGTCAGAGAGAAACTATTATAGATGATCTTCATAGATAGACTCGTGCGCTACTTTGCAAAAGACATCAACTTACCATTGAGGTGTTATGCAAATAAACGGCAACTCCTAAATAGGAGGGACTGCTGCGATTGTAAAATATACTGTAAAAAGCCACCAAATGGTGGGACCCCGGCACTCCAAGAGATTACCACACTTAAGTATAAGGACTCCCTATATTATAGCAAAAATGGATCAAATTATCCACGATATAGATCATATTCGCGAAGATCTCCTTAGATTGGAAAGTGATGATATGGAAAGTTTTGCAGTACAACATTGTATCGAGGAAGTCAGTACACTTATTGGGAGGATTCGGGAAATTCTTCATGGAATTCTAACGAACCCAGAGGTTCAGTACCAAGAATCTCTACAGTTTTACCAGAGTCTGGCACAGGTCCTCCCCCTAATGGTTCTACTTCAATCTTCCGAACTTCCACCTCCCGATCCCTACACGGAGGATAATTTACCAGGTACGCCGTCTTCAGACCTGTCAGATGAAGATAGTTTCTTGCCTGGCACTCCGCCGCTTCGTTCAGAGACTTGATGATTTTGAATTCTAGAATAGTGGTGTTGTCAATAATCATATCTATCCTCAAATTTCCAATCACGTGACCCTTAAACTTAATCAATACAACCCTCTCAGACTCGTAGGGTACCCCCCTCTCCCTAAGTAAAACTTCCATAGCATTGTGATATACTCTCTCACTGTACCCCGGACCCAGGTCAGAATATATCTCCTTAGCTAAATCTTCGATCATATAGGTGTATCGATAATTTTCTCTATATACTTTAAGATGGTCAAGCGGGCTCGAAACAATAACAGTAATAGCAATAACGAGAAAACCTTAAAAATTAGAGGGCGTGAGGTTGTTCTCCCCCCACTCGTAATTGGTCGTGGCATGTCATGTGGATACGCTGGTATACCCCGTTATCTGAAGAGGGCGAAGGACCGCTTTGATAATCTGGGCTACGTTTCGGCATTTTTTAACTACATCATAGAGACAAAGAAATATGGTATAGTAAAAAATATTGATAAGATTAAAAATACTCTGAACAAACCAAACACAAACTCTAGAATTAGTTCAACACCCAACGTTCACTTTTTTATGGTCGGTATGACCAACAAATCTGGGGTTGGACACGCGGTCAGTGTTCTCGTCGATCCAAATCAGAAGAAGATGTGGGCATTTGATCCACATGGACGGGACTCACCCAAATCTGAATGGGGGGTCGCACTCCGTAGGGAAATCATTCCCATCCTACAGGGTATGTGGGGTGGTGGTTTTACAGTTCGTTATTATAATGGACCAAACCTCCAAGCGGACAATACCCGTGGGACGTGTACAACGTTTTACGTGACTTTTATGGATATGATTCCATACATGTTGAGTGGTCAGGGTAACATAAACCAGGTTGCAGAACTCATATACAAAAATATAACAGCTATACGACAGTTTTATCTTAATTTTGCCCCCCAAAATGTTGGAAGAATAGTCACCAGAAACGTGACTCAAACTGTGGGAAATCAAAGAAGATCAAGACCCACCTCTATGAATATAAATTCGTAAATATAAGTATGAGCCTCCGCCTCATCCAACTTCCCACCCGACTCGTGAAAGACCTAAGGAAGATTAGTAAGATATCAACGAAACAAAAATGGGAGTACGGTGGGAGATTACTTTTTGATGATACCTATACCTATACAGGTTTCACCCGGGTAACATCAAAAGAAAGAGCTCGTATAGATAGTAGTGTCCTAGAGTCCGAATGGAATTCGACATTCACCTATCACACCCACCCAGGTATCTTTTCGCGCCCAAATATGGGGTGTGAAAAATGGAGCATCTTCACCACCCTTCCCAGCAATTCCGACTTTGAAGCCTACATCAAGGGATACCCCGAAATGAGAGTCAATTTCATTTGTGATGCACATGGATACTACATCATAGATGTCCTAAAAGCTGTAGAGATGAACACATGCGCCTTACCAATAAGTATTACTTCTGAGATGAAGACTATACGATACGAGGACTTTCTTTATGAGCGCGGGTTTGGAGAAGATAGGTGTGAATATTTTTTGACAACACTGCCTCACTGGAAAATGTTCATCAATCAGGAGTTGTATCCTCGCATGATGAACTTATATGGAATATCCATCCACTACTATGGCTATGAGGATGAACCACCAATGGTTATCATCGACGCATGAGTGAGTCCTCCAACTCATCTACCTCGTACCAAGCGAGGTGGCACTCCAGAGAGTTGACATTCAATTCACAAATCTCCTGTGCTTCTTCTATGGCTTCCTTGAACCGTAGACGAAGTCTCGGATTATCCGGTGGTGCGTCATCCGGACGAATAAGCCGTGGTCGGTGGTATAGCCCATTTAAGGTTCTAACCTGAATCTTCCTCAACTTCATCTTGTGGAGAATCTGATTTTCAGAAAAGGTGGCTAAGCATTTCATATTGACCTATACTAGATATTTTCTAAGCTTGTAATAAATGTCCTACAACGTCGAACCCTGTACCTTCAAATACCGCGTATCCTCCCTAGAGAAGGTCGTTGATGGTGACACAATCGATGTCAACATAGACTTGGGTTTCGATGTATGCACCAAGCAGCGTGTTCGCCTACTAGGTATCGATACCCCTGAGTCCAGAACCCGCGACCTCGAGGAGAAGAAGTTTGGTCTCCTCTCCAAAAAGAAGTTGAAGGAATGGTGCCTAAAGGCTGTCGCATCTGAGAAGGACGATATAGAGATCGAACTCAGATGCCCAGAGGCGGATTCTAGGGGAAAGTTTGGCCGCGTCCTCGCGGAGATTTGGGTGTCAGAGGATGGACAGTGGACCAATGTCAATAAGTGGATGTGTGAGGAAGGGTACGCTGTCCCCTACGTGGGACAAAATAAGGCGGACGTTGAGGCCCTCCACATGGCGAACCGGGAGAAGGTCAAGCATCAGTTATAATCAATGAAATTAAAGATTTAGCTCCAGTATTTGTTATATGATTTTCAAATCCATCTACAATATGCTATTCCCAAAACCACCAGTCCCAGAACCCCCAAAGTCTTGGAAGAGGGGGGGGAATCTTAGACGTTTATAGGGGATACTTCCTAACCCATAAATTACAAATCCATTTTTCACCAGACTTTACAGGTTGCCCACCATGTAAAGCCTTGGACGTCCATAAATTATAGTTGTCGAGTGTGTGGAAAAAGAGAGCATCACCAACCTCAAGCTTGTAAGACTGCTTTAAGTTGGGAAAGATGGTCTCACCACCCTCGTAGTCGTCGTTCAGAGCCATGATAAAGGTGTACATTCTTTGATTGTCCACATCGTTTAACGCGTCTTGGTGAGGGAGGTAGTGCCCGCCCGGTTTATATCGAAGAACCTGAAGTTTTTCACAGTTAAGAAGGGGTCTATCGATATACTTTAGACATCTCTCGGATATATCCCGAACTATGGGATCATCGAAACCAAGCCACGCAGTCTCACTCTTTCTAACACGTTCGTCTACTTTTCTGTCCATCGATACGATAGAGGGTTTGAACTCACCCTCGACCCTTTTCACGATGTGTTCACGCTCCTCCTCCGTTATAAAGTTCTTGATGACCTGCGGCTTGGGATATAGTGGCATCAAATATAAAAATAAAACGATGAGTGCCAATAATATCAACATACTATATAGTAATATTTTTTGGTATCACACTAACATATCTTCTCCGTATATTTCCGAATATACCATTTCCATATTCGAAAAGTGTACCCAACTGGTGTTCGATTTCCTCTCGTCTGCGTGGTTCTAATATAAACTGTCTCAAAAAATCTCCACCCGAATGAATCAAAACTTCGTAAATGCTCGACATCTCCCTCATTTTTTCTCGATGTTTTTCCTGGCGTTGCAAAAAATCTTTAAAAATGTCGTCATTCAGGTAGTTGAGCATGTAGGAAATACGGGCGCGGGTATTATCTATCGGTGGTGGATCCACCATAAATAAGTTTTCATTATCCATAGTTTGTATGACAGTGAGATAATGTAAAAACTTTTCGGGGGCTTGATTTTCACGAAGTTCCCCAAAAGAGGGAATACCACCACAAGGAATATCACCATGCTCCCTAGACAACATCCCATTTCGTCTAAATTCTATATAGTGTGGATTATGTACACGACCAGTCACAATTTCACCTGTGCGCCAATCAAACGCCGTGTGGCAACCAATACACCACATCTGGGAGCAACCGTTTAATTTATGAATAACCATTCCACACTTGGGACACGATTTACTATCCCTATTCAAAAGCTTCATCGTTTCGACCACACCCGGATCACATTCGTGTGTATCTGTCAAAAGCTCATTACAATCACGACAAAATTGACGTTCACATAAACCACAATACCAATCCTCGTTCAAGAAACCCTTACACACCTCACGTGGACACTGACGGGTAAATGTTTTCGTCGCGGTGTAGCCGCTCATATTTCTAAGTCTCGCCAGTTCTCGGTGTGTCCGCTCCATAACATCGTAAAGTGCTCTAATCTGTTCCCCAACCTCATCTACACCGGATATTTCATACCTATTGTGTAAAAAAATAAGATTCTCCTTTTGCTCTCGGATTATACGATGCATCCTTTTTATTTTTAGGATTCTTTCAACTTCAGGTTGGGTCGAAGGCATCAAAGCCTTCTCCCTCTCCAATAGAACATTCTCTCTGTGGTTTTTTAGATCTCTATTTCTAAATATACCTGTACAAAACGAGTCTATAAACTCGCGATTCCAGGTAGTCTTACACCCCATACAATGGGGATCCTCGAAGGAGGATAAGATGTACCTCTGAGAACATGATCGACAACTCGTTAAATCACAAAACGGGCAGTCTACCCTTTTGTGATTTACCTTGTTCAATTTTTCACAACACACATCACAGAGTTCCATTCTTTAAATAAACAATAAACTCTTTAAATTAATTAGAGAAAAGAAACCCTATAC